TTTCTTTTTCTTTTTTGTCTTTTGATATTTCAGAGTGACATACTGGGCAGGTTTCTTTTTCGGTGTAAAATGAAAGATTCTTTTTGGGATTGTTCATCTTTCTTTCTATCTTTCCCCTTGCCTTGTCATACTTTTTGATCCTTGATTCCACATCTCTTTCATCCGTGATACTTTCCAAATGGGTTTGAATCTGTTTGTCCAGCACATCAAGTTCATCATCATGCTGCTGTTGCTCGGCTTTGTTGATGTTGATCTCGTCTTCAAGTGTTTCTATTTGTTGATTATTTTTTTTCTTCAAGGACTCAATCAACGTAACCACGCCAGTCGCACGTTCTTTGTTAATTTGAAGTGCTTTGTTGATATCGGTGATTTCATTTTTTACCATTGCAGTTTTATCACGAAGAACACTGTTCATGTTTGAGAATACTTGAATGTCAAGAATATCTTCAATAACTGTTCTTCGATCCGCTGCCGACAACTGCATGAAAGGCACGAACGAAGACGAGCCGAGAATCACAACCTGTGTGAAAGACTTGTAGTTCATGCGAAGGACTTGCTCCTCCAACATACGTTGGTAGTCTTTTGACTTTGCCGCGATGTCAACCAAGTCATTGTTCTTGAAAACCTCAAACACCTTTGGCTTGAGTCCTCTTCGAATCAGATAAGAATCTTCTCCTGCTGAAAACTCAACCTCAACAAGACACTCTTTTTCGTTGAGTGAGTTTACCAACTGTGGAATGTTAATCTTACGAAACGGTTTACCGAACAGTGCGAAGGTGATTGAATCAAGCAAGGCAAAAGACTTGCCGTGTCCATTCAGACCAGTGATCAGACTTGTTTGGTGACGATCAAGTTCAACCTCGGTGAAGTTGTTGCCGAAAGACCCAAAGTTTTTGAAACGTACTTTATGAAATTTTATCATTCTTAAAAAGATATCCTTCGACTAAAACATAATCAAGTTCGGTATTGTCTAAAACATAAAGAGCGTCCTCAATTGTCGTGAGAATTGGCTTGCCCCTAATGTTAAAGGACGTATTTAAGATTACAGGAATCTCCCCTCTCTGTCTCAACTCAAGAAGAACCTCTCTGAAAAATTCATGACCTGTTTCCTCGCAAACAGTTTGTAATCTAGAAGTTCCATCAACATGAGTGATGGCACTCAAAGAATCCCTAAATTCCTCTCTGACCATTGGTGCAAGACTCATGTACTTTGATTCATATACATCATGAAAAAACTTAAATGAATCTTCCAACAAACAAACTGGAGCAAATGGTCGATACCACTCTCTAAATTTAACTTTCGCGTTTAGTGTATCTTTCATGTTTTTATAAGATGGATCGCAAATAATACTACGATTGCCCAACGCTCTAGGACCGATTTCTGAGTCACCGTTTATGACACCGATGATCATGCCCTCTTTTAAAAGATCAACAACCTCTGAAATCTCAACCTTCTTTGCGTTTCTTTCTTTTACATACTCATCAAGTTTATCTTTGTCTAAGAGTTCAACGCCATCGTACACAAAATCATCACCTCGATACTTCCCATCTGTTTTTGATAAGAAATATCCTAAAGACAAACCACAATCATTTGGATTGGGTGGCACATACAGTTTTTTGCCACGAGCATGTAAAAACTCTGAAAGGGCTTGGTTGAAAAGAACATTCAATGCACAGCCACCTGTCATCACTACATCTCTATCTGGATATCTTTTTACTTCTGAATATATCCAACTGAACAACATGCTAGAAAAAACAAACTGACTGGTCGCTGCCAAATCCCATGCGTCTTGTCCTGATAAACAGTCTAGATTAAACTTTTCATCTGGTCTAACGACCTCATTTAGTGCCGATAGATGGTGTAAGCGAATAGTCTCAGGATTTTTTGGGTCAAGTGTTATCTTTGATGAATTCAGGTAAGTATCGTTCATGGCAGAAATCCACTTTTCTCTCACATTACCATACCCACATAGACCCATGATTTTTCCTGCCCATGTGAGATCATCATCTTCTCTTTTTTTGAGATCAGAGCAAACCCATCCAATCTTACCGTAAATGGTTCCAAAATCAATGTTGTAATTTCCTAATTCTGTAATGTGTTTTTCATCACCAAGAAATTTTTGTGTGAATGTAACCTGTCTCATACAATTCTCTGATTGCAATTCTGGTTTCAGCCATTGTCTTGTTCCGCCACCATCAACAGAAAGGATAATAGATTTATCGAAACCAGATTGGTAGTGTGCGCAATACGCATGTGCTTCGTGGTGTGGAAAATGCTCAAACTTCGCATTCGGAAAAAACTCACTGATGCGTTCTTGATCTAATGCATTTATATCACCATATACGATTGTGTCAATTTCATTTGGGTCACTCATAAGTGAGGAAACGTATTCTAAAACATAACTTCTTTCATCATCATCAATAGAAAAACTTCGTTTTGTAATATCGTGTTCAACTGAAAATGCAGCATATCTTTTTTTGACCAACCGCTCCACTTCAATTACACGAAGTTTATCATTCTTGTCAATGAAGGTAAAGGAAGCGTCATGGCTTCCATGAATTCCTAATACGTTTTTCATAATAACTCCTACACATCAAATGACTCAAGGAATAACTCCTTGAACACATCTTTTAGTCTTTTACATTCCTCTGGATCATCAGAGAATACATCATCAACATATGAACTAATCAATGTCATAGTATCGGTTGAAAGTGCGTCTTTGTCAACCTCTACCTTTTCGCTGGTCGGTGTTTCATTTTCAAGAATGGTCACACTCTCGGCATGATTTTCATATAGTTTTTCAATGAGTCGATCAAACTTCTTTGCATCTTTCTTTTCATGTACGAAGACTTTGACGTATCGCTTTTGATACTGTCGGAAATCAATCAATGCAATATCAATATCATCGTTGTATGGGATAGCATGAAAAAGTTTGTCGGGATTTGGCACAAACTCAATTTCATCTGTCTCCGTATCGTAAATGTGAAAACCTTTCTTTTCAAAAAGGTCTGCAAATGTCATTTGATACGCAGTGCCAAAGTAACATACATTGTTCTCTTCGTGCTTTTGGTGAAAGTGACCCGACCAAACTCTATCAAACCGTTGTAGCATATCAGACTTCATACCATCCGTATACTTCACTCCACGCATGACTTGATAACCCTCAAGTTCAAAATGTCCTGCGAGAATGGTTGCGTCTGTTTGATTGATAAAGTCAATCGACTTTTGTTCGTTGCCTTTGTTGATCCACGGAATCATCGCAATCTTTGTATTGTCGAAGGTCAGTTCCACTGGGGTGTCATAGATATGAAAGTCTGGATACCGAGAACCAAACAACTCTTTTGGTGAGTTGACTTCGTTGGTGTTTTTAAAGTAGGTGTCGTGGTTGCCAACAATACAGTGGACTTCCATACCTTGAAGTCGATCCATGAAACGCTCACGAACCTGTGCAAGCGTATTGAAGTTGACGAACTTTCTGCGATCCATGAGATCGCCTAAGTGCAAAATATGTTTTACACCACGTTCTTTGCAGGCAGGAAAAAATACGTCATCAAAAAACTTGAAGTAGTAATCTAGGAAAATTTGTCCGTCATTTCTTGCACCAAAATGTGTATCACAGATGATTGCAATTTTCAAAACAATTCCTCAGTATTATTTTTTTTCTTTCTTGTTTTTTTCTTCTTTGTAGTTTCTGTTTTTACGACATCACTAGGATTCAATTTCAGATAGTCTGCATAAGGATCTGTAGAGTTCCCATCTGGATCTAAGATCGAAGCAAGTTCACCTTTCGCATCAGCAGCCTCCATCATTTTGTATTTGATTGTGTCTTGCTTTTTTTCTCTTTGAATTCTACGCAAAAAAGCAAAGTATGTGATCTGCGTAAAATATGCGAATGGATTGCTTGACTTATCAGGATCAAAGTTGTTTGCTGCAACCAAACAGTTTTCGATTGCGTCACCAATCATCTCTTCTTTGTACGGGTAATTTACAAAATTTGGTCGTGTTGCTAATCTCTCTGCGATTAATAAAAAGCATTCACCGATATACTCGGTCACTTGTGGAATGGGATCATCAGACTCCTCTGCATCTCGCACTCTTTTTTTCCAGTCAGTCATTTCCTGAAAAAACTTTTTGTTGTCCACATAGTGATTAGTCATTCACACACCTTACTGCATTTTATGATTATGTCAAGTAGTCTTCTGGATTTGGTGACCAGTCTGTATATGAGTTACCATAATCTTCTCTTCTTTCAATATCATCATTTACGAGAGTGACTTCCTCATCCGAATCATCAACAATATCTTCAAGAAAGGAGTTACCATCCTCAAAATATTCCTCGATATTTTTTCTCTCCTGATCAATTTTATCCTTTACCATCCTAAGAATATTTTCCATGCCGCTCTCGGGTGATGGGTTGGTTTTTGTTTTAGGAAGTTTATCAACAATGAAACCTTTTTGTGCTTGATCATCCATATTTTTTTGAATCTCATATGCTTTGAGAATATCTGGATCTGGATGGAAAATTCCAACCACAAAATCCCTTTCAATCATGATTTTATTTTCAATGGTTGTTTTCAACCAGTCGTACAGGATTACTGTTTCTTTTTTTGCCCCGCTCATCGGCTCAACATAGTGCATGATTTTCATAACCATCGGACGTTCTAGTTGAATCTTGTCTTTCGTATTTTTGACTAATTTTGCAATAACATCATCACCGCTTTTTAGTTTAAGAACCTTGAAAGGGATTTTGCTCATTTCGCTCTCCTGTTAGTGGGATCTTTACGACCTTATAATCGAAACCTTCTGTATCATATATTTTCTTTCGCTCATGGAAATGGCGAAGTGTATGATTGTCATATTTTTTCCATGACAAATCATCAACTATGTCGTAGAGGCGTGCGGTGCTTTTGTGAACAGACTTTCTAAGTTGTCTTCCAATACTCTGTAGCACCCGTACACGGCTCTTCGAAGGTGACGCGAACACAATATTATTTAGGCGTTTGATGTTCACACCAGTTGAAAAAGTTCCGTAGGATGCAATGATAATTGAATCATCTGTCTGTTCGACCAGTTTACGAGCCTGTTCTCGCTGTTCTACGTCTGTTCCACCGTAGATAAAATGAACTGGTCGATCACAATCCTTGAGCATTTCGTGCAAAACCTTTCCGTGCTTTTCGACAAATTGAAACAGTATGAGAGTGTTGCCTTTTGTATTTTTCGCTAGGTCACAAATAAATTTGTTTCTGCGATTATCTGTCACAATCCATTCTATCTCATCTGCATACTGTGTTCTACGCATGAACTGTCGATCAGTTCCTCCATATGATAGCAAAAGACAATCAATAGTCAAGTCTGAAAGTAGTTTGCGTTCCATCAACTTCTTGGTGGTCACAACTTTCTTGGTTGGACCAAACAAACCTTCGATGACTAACTTGTGTGTCAGTAGTCCGTCAAGTGTTCCGGTCGTTGCAATACGATATGGACACGTGGTCAAGCGGGAGAGGATTTGTTTCAATGATTCCGATTTGAAGAGGTGTGCTTCGTCGCCAAAGACAGTCCCAAATTGTTGAAAGAATTCTTCGGGCATGTTTACTAATGATTGCCATGTTGATATCACAACTCGACTGCGAGTTGCTTTTTCCTTTCCTGAGTAGAGCATGTGACAATGCGTTCGGGCGTTCCAGCCCTCTCCGCCATACTCGATAAAGTCGTGAAACATTTGTGAAACCAGACCCACGGTGGGTACGATAACCAAAACCTTTTTGTCCTCGGGAGTAAGGTTCATGAAATGTCTCATAAGTGTATAAATGATCAAAGACTTGCCAGAGCCAGTGGGTGAAAGAAGCAAACATCGCTCGGTGTTCATACCGTGGAGTATGGCTTCCTTCTGGTGTTCGTGGGCTTTGACCGCCTTCCCCCCTATTTCAATGTTCAAACCGCTCATAAGCGATTCTAGGTGGCTCTTTGACCATTTCTTTTTTGTTCTATTGGGCTTTTCTAAAGTATACCCACGATCTCTACAGAACTTATCAACATATGATTCAAGTCCTGTGTAGATTTTCTGTGAATACATGTTGTAAAGTTTGATCTGTCCGTCCCACTTCTTTGCACGATAGGAGGGCATAAACTTGTGACCGGGAACTTTGAACGTAAAAAAATCAGACAACTCTTTTGCATGATGTCTCTCACATTTTACTTTGATATTACAGGAGTCCAAGTCCTCGATCACATAATCTGACATACACCATTATTTAGTGTGAATCAGTCAATTGATAAAAGTATCCACTGCGTGCATTTCCACAAATGTTTTTAGGTGTTGAATTGATGATGACAGACACTCTTTCAACACTTGAATCTTGAATTTTTTCAATCGTGTGTGGTAGCACTCCTGCCCATAAAACAATATCACCCTCTTCCACTTCAACCAAAGATAGCCTTTGAAGACCCTCACATCTCAGCCCATCTCGAAGCATCAATACTGTATTGGTCATGACATTGTGATCGCTACTCAGAATTGGATTTTCAAACAAAAGGTTTCCACCAACAATTGATGATGGTTTCTTGAGATAGTATGATCCACAGACGGGCGACATCCAATGTGTGTGCATCTTCATGTGTCCGGGTTCAGTTTCATCATCAATTTTCTTTGTACGAACAACCCACGACTGGGTGATTTGAGGTACGGTCAGTAGAGGTTTATTGATTGACTCATTTACAAGTTGGTAATCTGGGATTGCCCTTAGAACTTGATAATAGAAATGTTTCAATGCCTCTTTGTAAGCACTCTTCAACACTTCCATGTTTGGAAGATCTCTATTCAAAATTCCTTTTGTCTGTCTGTCTGTTCTATCGTACGAGTCTACTTTTCCTGAGTCCACAGTACAGGAGATCAAATCTTCGTTTGTCTCTTCGAGTAAGTCCAACTTTAGTTCTTCATGTTGTTTGAACTTGTAAGTGGTTACCGGAAACCCAAAGTGATATTCAGTTTTTCGTTCTTCAATAAATTTCATGTCAACCCCCAGATAAAAATCTTCTCCACTCAATCGCGTTCTTGATCTTGGTATGTCGGAAGGTAATCTCTTTCACTACATCCTCAAGATATTCTACCATTGATTTGATGTAGGTGATTACTTCTTTTCTTTTACAGAGATCTTCATCACTGTTCAAAAAGATTGGAATGTCCTGTTTGAGAATATTATGTTGAAAAGGTTCCCATCCTTTTTGCTTCAGAGTATCCTCGTCCATTTTTCCTGTATAGTATTCCCACTTCAGACGATATAGACGATTGTATTCATTCGTCGCTTTTTCGAAACGTAATTTTGAATCATGGTATAGATTCAAATACTTGTTATGAAGTGTTGGGAGACGAAGGGATTCTATGTCCAGTTGCGTATCATCGATACGAGCATCAGCCTCTACCATCTTTCTAATATCACTTAGTTCCATAATGTAATCCTTTTTCCCTTTTCTCTCGTTGACACTCGGATTATAAGAGTAACCAAGGGCTTGTCAAGAGAAAATCAGATAGAAAATCCAGATTCCGGTTCAACGAAGTCGTAGGTGTCGAAAGCGAAAGAAGCAGTCGCAGTAAACGGAGCAAGATCATTGATTGAAGAATCGAATTCTAAACCAGTCAAAGAGACTGGAAATATATTTCTAAACTTGATATGCAGATTAGCGTTACTTTTGCTATCCAACAAAATAAGTTCAGCGTCACGATATTGATTATTGAAGTTTTTTTCATGCCCCTTGTGGTCTTTGATCAGATAGATGGACTTCATCCAATCTTGAATCTCTCTCCAGTTGGACATATTTTCATCAACAAGGAATCCAATTTCAAGATTATCAAAAGTAACTTTTGTACTTGGAATCTTGAGAGAGGAGAATCTTGTAGGTTGCTCGATTGCACTTTGGGAACCGAATCCGGGCAACGTCACAGTTTGACAAAAATAGTTGAATGTATCAAATCCTTGAATTTGAAATCTAAAATAGTTTTGATACAGAAAGTTTACATTTTCAGGCTGCTTACGCTTGAGCGTATTCGGTTTTGAGGTTTCTGCACCGAAAGTAACACCGGGAAGATTGAACCCGTTGGTCATGATCGAATCTTTGGTTGCACCCGTAAAAGTAAATTCTTCTCTAAAATCCAAAAATGGATTCTTTTCAAAAGTTTTTGGATCACTCATATGAGTATTTAGGGTAAAAGATAAGAGGGGCTTTCGCCCCCCTTACCTTGTTGAGTTAGACACTCTATCTTAGACTCTCGCACCATGGAGGTTGAGAATACGGAAGATTCTATAGTATTGGTTATTACCAAAGGCATTCGAATTGTGTGGATCCGAACGATCAGTTCCGCCACCAGAGACGAATGGGTTGTTGACAAGACCGTAACGAGTCTTGAAACCAATTCTAGGTTGGAAGTCTTCTTCACCAACGGCACGCACCATTTGGAGCGGGACGTATGGGCAGTAGAACATACCAGCGTCATAAGGGCTAGTGCCTCTATATCCAACACAGACAAAATCTGAGCCAGAGTTGGTGTAAGGATCAATGTAAACCTTGATCTTACCGTTAAGTGTACCAGCAAAGGTGTTGCCAGTATCATCAACGTTTAGGCTCTGGTTGAGAGCAGGTGAGATGTTAAGGAATCCACCCATTGCGAGGGCAGA